CGTGTGGATTCGACAGAGCAAGACCGCGAGCTCGTCGTCGAGGCCGGCGCGCCAGAGCAACTGGTCGGCGAGCGCCTCGATGACCCCCGCGGCCACGAGGACCGAGGGCGCGGCATCGTCGGCGATCGCCGGGTCGGCGTGCCCCGCCAGAAGGGCTCCCAGTTTTCGCAGTTCGCTCGCGAGGACGTGCGCCGCGGTGGTGGGTGTGTCGGTCATCGGTGATACGGGCACGTGAAGTACTCCAGCGAAATCAGGGACCAGCACACGTAGTCAGGCACGTGCACGAGATGCGGGCCGCGGCCGAATGGTCCCAGGCACCGCAGGGTCCGCAGGCGGTGCCCCTTCCATTCCACGCTCGGGAGCGCCTCGATCGCGGCCGCGCGTCTCGCCGCGTCGCGTGCGCCACGCAACTCGATGAAGTAGGCGCGCGTCCGGTCGAGGGCGCGCCGCTCGTGCCGCAGCGCCCGATCGAAACTCACGTGCCCGTCTCCGGCGCCGGCAGCAATTCCGTCACCTCGACGTTTTGCGCCCGGTCGACCCGCTTCTCCAGGGCGACCGCGCGCAGCGTATCCGCCATGTTGGCGGCCTCGATGACGACGGTGCTCGCGTGTCCCGCTGTCCAAACAGTGACCATGTATCGGGCCATAGCCAACGAACCCGTCCGCTTCCTCATGCCGCCACCCAGACGACCGCGCGCCGATGCGTGCGGGTTAACCGCTTCACCACTTCCCCTCGGTCGTCGCGGCGCATGGCGATCCGATTGAGCTTCCAAAGTTCCCACCGCCGCGGCCGCTCGGAACTGCCATCGAGGTGCAGCCGCTCCTGCAACTCGTCGTCGGTCGCGCCCTCGCTGCCGGCGGCGCGGATGGCCGCGAAGACCTCCGCGCGCTGCGAGGCCTTCGACTCTTCGACGCTGATCGCCGCGGCCGCCGAGGTGTTCCACGTGTCCGACTCCAGGCCCGAGATGAGCAGCGGCACCGCGTCGTCCAGGGCCGGCGCCGCCTCGCGCAGCGCCGAGTCCCCGTCGCCGGCATGGGCGCGCGCGTCGAGCAGCTGCGCCTCGATGCGACCCTGCCGCCCGTCGCAATACTTGAAGTGCTCAGGGCTGGCCGCGTCGCCGCCGCAGAATAGGCAGCGGTTCATGGCTCACCAGCGCCGCACGCGCGCCAGTTCCTCGGCGACCTCGCGCGCGTAGTCCTCGGCGCGGCCGTCGACCTCGATCTCGCGGTCGCGGCTCATGCTGTCGACGTAGGTGTTATGGGGATAGCGGTCGCGGAATTGCGAGTGCGCGCCGCTGATCGTGTTCCCCTCGATCTCAATGGCGGCGACGATCCCGAGCTGGTTGTCGCCGTGGTTGTAGCCGCCGATGCGGATCCCGTACTGGCCGTAGTTCCAGGTGCTGCCGGCGACGCGCAGGAGATCGACCGGCGCCTTGTCAGATACGTCGATGAAGGCGCTGCCCTCGTGCGCGATCAAGGCGTCCTCCACGATGAACCATTCGGGCCCGCGGCCGATCAAACAGAACCGGCCGGTGCCGCCCATGGCGCCCGTGTTGGTGCGGTACTCGCCGCCAATGATCGAGACCTGCGTCCGCGGTTCGCTCGGGTAGTTGGTATCGATCCCGGTGATGTTGACGATCCCGCCCACGTCCCAGACGCGGCAGTCGCGGACGACCACGTTGCGCAGCGAGCCGCCGCGCGTCGGCGTGAACATAAACGCGTACCCATCCTGAGCGGACTTCCAGCAACTCCAGAGCGCGCACCGCTCGAAGAGCACGTCGTGCCCGTCTTTCAACTCCAGAATGTTTTTCACCTTGACGCCCTGGTCGCGCCACGCCAGCGGCTTGTGGAACTCCGCGTCGCGCACGGTGATCCCGGTGGGCCGGCAGTTCGGGATCTTCATCTGGTCGCCGCCGACCATCAGGTTTTCGCTGGCGGCCTCGAAGTATCCGCCCTCGACGAGGACCGGGCCCGGCGCGTTGCCAATCCAGATCGCCTGGGAGTCTTGCCCCTCGGGGTCGTACAGGTCGCGCACGTCGCAGTCGATGATCCACACGTCGGCGGCGTCGACCTCGATGCACCGTTTGCCGCGATGTCCCGCGGACAGCACCCGGTGCAGGAGCACGCGCCGCGGCGCGAGGTCGACGGCGTTCTGCTGCGTGTCGTTGCGCCCGAGTTGCACCGCGACCTCGTGGCCTTCGACGCGCACGGTGGTGCCGCCGAGGATGGCGCCGTCGACTTGCATGGGCACCGTCAGGGCCGGCCGGCGATCGCCGCCGAGCGTGGTGTCACCCAGGACGCCCGAGAGCGCGGTGTTCGCGACCTCGAAGGAATAGCCCAACTCCCAGGCGCCGCCGGCTTCGAGCACGAACAGGCCGCCCGTCTGCAGCTTCGATTGCAGGTCGTCATCCGCCGCGACGACGGTGATCGGCATGGGCGGCCGCGGCGGAACGGGCGGGCGCGCGGCCTCGGTGCGAATCTGCTCGGTGAGTACGTCGATCTGGTCGCAGCACGCGGTGATGGTGTCAGCGTTCTTCATGGTCTCCCTCAGAGTCGCGGCCCGCGGGCCGCATCCTTCGCCGCGTTGCACCCGCGGCACAGCGATTGATGGTTTCTCGGATCGAGGCGCGCGCCGCCGTGGCGCAGCGCCACGATGTGATCGGTCACGTGGGCGCGCCGCCGCTCGCCGGCCTGCACGCACCTCGAGTTCTCAGGATGCAGCCGACCATCCGCGCGTTGGCCGCACCAGGGAAACCGGGCGAGCCAGCCGCGCGAGTAGGCCGCCCACTCCGCGTCATAGCCACGCTCCACCGCGGTCCCGCGTGCGCGATCGCACTTCGGGCACCGGCCGCGGCCGATGCGCCCGCAGCGACAGGTCCGCGGCGGCGCCCAGGGCATCAGTCGTCCGCATCGATCCGCCTGCCGGAGAGCCACTGAGGGCTCCAGTTCTCGAAGGGCGCGCCCTCCACCAGGGCGATGCCGGTCACCTTGACGATCGCGACCTCGCCCGCTCCATCGACGTACGGCTTGCCGCGGCCATCGAGCGCGAGCAGTTCGGCGGCGCCCTCGCCCTCGTCGGTCGCCCATCGGCAGCGGCCGGTGACATCGACGCCGTCATGCCAGACGTGCAGATAGATCCCGTCCTGCGCGAGCATCGCGTGCCGCTGGAGGTTGACCGCGCCCCACTTCCGCGTCGGGTCCGGCATCCTCACTTCAACTCGTGCGTCACGCGCTTGGCCTTGACCTCGCGCAGTTCATAGATCGCGACCGGCGCCCCGTCATCCGCCGTCGGCGCGTTGGCTTCTTCATCGATCGCCAGAAACTCGTCGCGCGTGTCTTTGTTCTCGCGGTGAACGAACAGGCGCTGAGGAAACCCTGCTCGGTTCCTTGCCATCCGCTTCTTTGCCATCGGCGCTGCACCTCGGTTAGGCATCACAGGTACTCGAACGCGATCCGCGTGACGGGCGCGCGCGGGTCGCACTTATGCGCCTGGGCGAACCACCGCACGAACTCGGCGGGGTCCATGCCTGGGAATCCTTCCGCCGCGACCTCGGCCGCCGGATCGGGATACGCCAGCAACGCATCGAGGGGCTCGCGGCGCGTGGCCACGACGCGCACAGGCCCGCCGATCGGTTCGACCTTGCCGCCGCGCGGGAGGCCGCGCACTTTCTTCACCGGTTGAAACCGCAGGCCCGTACGCGCGTCGCGCCATCCGACCCGGCGCGTGACGGTCTTGGTCCGCGCGAGGACCTGCTCGGTCGTCAACGCAAAACTCATAAAGCGCATGGCGTCCCCTCTGCGGGAGGCGGCGCCTCGCCTCGGGCGAAGCGCACGTCCTCCCGCCGCTCGCAATCACGCACGAAGGCGCGCGGCGATCGCGCACCCTCGCGCAACCAGGTCAACGCGCGATCCCCGTCGTTGGTCGCGTCGACCAGGAGGCCGCCGTCGTAGCAGAGGAATCGCTTCACCCCTCGGCCTCGTCGTCGTCGTTGCGGCGCCGCAGCCAGAACAGGAGCTTCGCGCCGCTGATCTCGTCGCCGCCTCCGGTCTCCGGCGGCGGCATGGCCGTGCCGGGTTTCACGTCCACGTCAATGTCGCCCTTCGCGCGCATCGAGGTGAGGCTTTCGACCACGATCGGCAGGTTCACCGCGCCGTGCGCATGGAACGGCTGCGAGGCGGCCGCCTCCAGCGCATAGACGCGCCCATCGAGGCCGGCGAGCTGCTCTTGCATCGGCGCGATCGCGGCGTCGATCATCGCCTGCACTTGCGCCTCGGTGAGGCCGGTGCCGCCGCCCTCGCCGCCCTCGCCGCCCGCACTGCCGCAGGGATCGGCCACCGGTTGCCCGATCCCGAGGTCGCGCCATTCCCACACCAGCGAGCCCGGCGTCGGCCCGTCCTTCAGCGGCGAGAACGGGTGCGTGTAGTACCCGTTCTCGTCTGGGCCACTCGCGGGCAGGAAGATGCGCCCGGCAATGCGCCCATCGGTGCCGATCTGCTGCGTCATCGCATGGAACGGCATCGTCGCGCAGTCGGGCACGACATACGGCTTGTAGCCTGCCGGGATCCCACTCGCGCCGAGCACGGCTTCGTAGTCATCGGCCGGCTGCCCAGGCGCCCGCTGAATCGTGGAGAAAAACAACTGCTGATAGTCGGCGCTGTTCATGCGGTCCTCATTTCCAGGCAACTCGGCGCACGTGTTCCGCAAAGGCACGCTGCTCCCGCCGTGCGCGGCGCGAGAGCACCCACCATCGAACGATCGCGACCGCGGCGCCGGCGAGGCCGAGCACCACCAGGGCGGCCGCCATCACTTCGCCCGCAGCACCGCCTGCTCCAGCGGTGTCAGGTCCCAGGCCGCGAGCACCACGTAGAAGGGCCCGGCCACGTGTTGCACGAGCAGCGGATCGACCGGCGGCCGGCGGTCCCACTCGGCTTCGAACACGAGGCAATAGCGGCGCAGCGAGCCGCGCGGGCGATGCTGCGGCGGCACCAGCGGCACCTGGGCTTCGCAGTTCACCGCCCACGGCTCTTTCACTGCGGCCGCGGCAAAGGTCTTGAGCGGGACTTCAATCTTCGAGGTCGGCCCGCGGCCCCAGGCGCGCGGCATGAACTTAAAGCCGTGTCCCGAGCCCTGACAGATCACCCGCGGCCAGTCGGCGCGCGCGACCGCGAGTAGCGGCCGGCCGTGGACATCACGCCCGCCGTTGCCGATCGCGAGGTTCAGATCAATCACTTTCTTCCCGCGCACGAGGGCGCGCAGGCCGCGATACAGGAGCACGTCATCGGCGCTCGCGTGGCCACTGCGCACCACCGAGGCATAGGCCTTGTACGACTCCAGCGCTTCGAGGTACGGGACCGTCAGGGTTGCGGCGTCAACGTCCATGGGGGCTGACCTCCTGTTCGATGCGATCAACGTGAACGCGCAGGCCGTTCGCCACGATGACGATCCGGTACGGCGCCGGCCAGACCGCCCGCAGCTGCTCGGCGAGGTGCTGGACGGCATCGAGGCGCAGCGGCTCGGTGCATTCGCAGACGATCACCTCGTCCGGCGCCGGCTCGATGCGGCGCGGCGGCCCGATCGGCAAGGCCGTCAGGGTCGCGATCGCGTCCTCGCGCGTCATCGCCGGGCCCTCCGGAGGCGCGGCGCGTCCATCAACGGCTGGAGTAGGCGCGCGATGAACTTCCGCCCGGCCGGCGTGCGCGCCATGGCGTCGATCTCCACGCACGCGCTACAGAGGGACCGGCGCGCGTTCGCCCAACTGCAGCCGCACGCGCAGGGCCGACGCTCGGTGCATTGGCACCAGCGGCACCGGCCGGCCGCGTCTGGCATCAGGATCGCTTCGGTTCGCATCCGCCCCCCTGCGCGCGTAGCACGCTGTTCGCGGCCGCCCTCACCTTCGCCGCGATCGCGCGCAGCGCCCGCCGCTCGCTGGCCAGGAGCGGCAGGTCGGGATCCTTCGCCGTGTCGATCAGCAGTGCCGCGCGATTGCTGAGGATCGCGTGGCGCCGCTGCCACGGCGCGAGCGGCTCGTTCATGCCACGGGCCCCGGGACGAAGATGGCGAGCCCGTAGTACCGCGCGTGCCCGCTGCGGGCCTGCACATCGGTCCCATGCCACGTGGCCGCGAGCGCCGCGGTGGTTTCCTCGACGGTCGGCCACGCGAGGGCGCTAAACGCGACCTTCGTCGGATCCTGTCGGCTCCACTCATCGAAGATCGGGCCCGGCTCGCCGTCCTGCCGCGGCAGCAGCATCAATGCACCGGTTCGGGCGACGCCGGCGCCGCAGGGGCGGCGGTGCCTTCGAGCGTGAGCCGCTGCTGCTTGCCGCGCGCGAGCGCCTGGGCGAACAACTCGAGGTCGCGCTTCCACGTGCCGTAGCGCGAGGCGATCGCTGCGAACTCTTCGAGGTCATGCTTCCGCAGGCGATACACAATCCGGCCACGGTCGTCGCGCAAAGGGTCCCCACTGAACGGGTCTTCCTTCACGGTCGCGTGACAGAGTTCGTGATCGAGCAAGGCATCGCGTTGGTCGTCGGTTACGAACTCGCTCTGCCAGAACTCCTGCTGCAGCAGGATGACGAAATCCCACGCCATCAGCTCGCGATCGAGCGCCGTCGCTTTCTTGCAGCGGCCGAGCGTCTGGCGGCCATCGGGATCGGCGCGCCACGAGGTGCACCACGCGAGGGCGATCCGCGCGTCGCGCAACTCGTCGTGGTGCGCCTCGACCAACTTGTCGAGCCGGGCATAGCTCGGCCCGTGCGCCTCGCGCGTCAGGAGCGTATAGGCGACTTTCGGCGGCCGGCGTGGGCCGCGGCGGCGACGGGGGCTCATGACGGCTGTCCTTTCTGCGGCGCGACGAGGCTTTGTGGATCGGCCTCGCGGTAGTTGCGGAAGTCGGCGAGCATCGCCGCGGCGGCCTCGGGCGTCATGCCGACGCTCTGTCTGAGGAACCGCGTCAGCGAGGCCTCGGCCTCCGCGACCGACGCGGCCTCGATGAGCACCCAGGCGGTCGAGCGCGCGGCCTCGGGCGTCATCTGCACGAGTTGCCCGCACCAGACGACATCGAGCCTGCCTTTGCCGTCCGCGCGACTGACGATCGTGGTGACCTGAAACTCGTTGTCGGTGGAGAGGCGCGTGAGGATCTGGTGCACCTCGCGCAGCGCCTGGTCGTGGCGGATATCGCGCGCGCCTGGGTTCGCGATCAAGTCCTCGATCGCGGCGAGGCGTTCGGCGTGTTTCATGGTTGGGCCTCCCAAAATAAAGCGAGCGAGGTCGGCGCGGGCTCTGGCGCCACGGCATCGCCGACCGTGATATCCGCGCCGGGTTGCGCGCCGGCCGGGACGTAGACCTTGCGCGCGCGCAGGTCGACCACCGCCTTGTCATCGGCGAAGACGATCCCGGTCAGCGCATCGAGGCAGCAGCGGGCGAGCTTGTCCACGTCGGGCTTGGTCACGTGATGCACGACGCGCCGCGGCGCCGAGACCGGGCGCGGCAGCCGGAAGATCACTGCGACGGTGACCGGCCCGAGGAACAGCCGGCCCTCGGCTACGGTCTGGGCCTGGGAGGCAATCAGCTGCTCCCAATTCTTCGCGTCGGGATTGTCGAGGGTGACGACGGCCCGCGGCGCCTTGCCCTCGGCGACGGCCTCGCGCGCCCACTTCATCGGCACGAAGGCGCGCGCGTTGCCCTTCGCCTGCGGCAGGCCGGCGACGGTGAAGGTCACAACGCGGCGGGCGACTTCGATGGCCATCACGCGCGGTGCCGCCGTTCGAGGTTTGTGGTTTCGCGCGCGGCGCGCTCGCGACGGATGGCGATGTCGAGCGCCTGATGGAAGTCGTCGATCGCGTAGACCAAGCCGGCCTTCGCCGCGATGCCCTTGCAGTGCTCGGTCAACGAGGTCACAGCGAGGTCTTCGGGGGTCGAGCGCGGGTCTGCGAACGCGGCGTGCACCTCGGCCCACACGAGGGCGCGGAGCACGCGGGGTTCGTGGATCGGCGAGCCGCGACGGAGGCGCGGTGATCTTTCTATAGGTACGTACTGATCTATGGGGATCGGATCGCGCGCGCGCGAGGCGCGTGGATTCCGCGCGGAAAGTGATTCGCCTCCGCTCGGATTCCGCGCGGAAAGTTCAGGGACGGTCGGCGCCTGGGCGTGCGGTTGGCGGCCGTTGGCCTTCGCCGCGGCCTCGGCGCGTTTGCGGTCGCGGTCCTTTCGCTTCTTTGCCTTCATCTCCGCGGCGGTGGGGTTGTGATCGTGGTAGTCGTGAATCCGATACCCGCCCCGAACCCGCTCAAATAAGCGGACATCTCGGGCCGCGAGCACTCGGGCGACGCGCGCCGGTTCGGCATCGAGGGTGAAGGCCTTGATGGCCGCGTCGGCGATGAACCCGTCGGTCAGGTGTCGGTTCGTGTAGCTCAGGGCGGCGACGTAGACCGCGACCGCGCGCCCCGCGGCGGCCGGTTTCCCGAGGTGCTTCGCCGCCTCGAAAATCTTCGGATGATCGACGAACTGATCATCGAGCTTCACCCACATTTCGCCCCCCACCTTCGCCAAAAGATCGCCGCACCCGCTTAGCTCGACCTGTGGAACGCCTGTGCATGGTCTGCGGATCGCGACTACTCGCCGGTCGACCGTGCCGACGCATCGTGGAGGCGCAGCGGCGCTGGCCCGCTGGCCTCTATTGCCGGCACTGGCGTGGCGTCCTGGGGCGCGTCGACCGTCGCCTGCACGAAGGCCAGCACCGTGCGCCGGGCGCGCGGCGTGAGGTCGGCGAGGATGCCGCCGACCACGATCGCGGCGCGCATCGTGGGGTCTTGCATCGAGCGCACGAGGGCGTCGCCCTCGGCTTGGGTCGTCACGTCGATCGATCGCTTCATCGGGCACCACCTGTTACGCGACCTTGGTGATTTCCAGCGTGAACCGGCCGCGCGGATCCACGACGGTGTGTTGCTTGCGGAGCGCCTCGGGCAACTCCAGGCGCGATTGCTTGCCCCACTTCCCCTGAATCGCGAACGCGCCGGCCACGCCCGACTCGATGCCGCGCAGCCGCGCCTTCACTTCCTTGTCGAGGCGGTCGTATTCCTGCCCGGCCTCGCGCACCGCCTCGCGCCGCTGGAGCAGCTCCTCGAGTTCCGGATCGGTGAGGACCTGGGTGCCGGCGTGCGCGATCGGCGGGTTGCAGTGGCCACCGTAGAAGGGGCACCGCTGGCACTCGGCGGCATCGCCGACGAGGAAGTCGGGCAGCGTGCCGGCCTCGCGGTGATCGAGCGCGACCTGGGCGCGCGTGAGAAAGTCCTCCATGCGATCGAGATGCGGATCGAGTTCGACCGGCAGCAGGAGCGGCAGGCCCGAGCGATCGAGCAGCAGGAACCCGAACGGCTCGCCAGAGCCATACAGATAGGCGAGCAATTGGTGCGCGCCGGATCGCGTCCACGGACTCTCGAACAGGTCGTCGAAGGTCTCGATGCGATCGACCAGGGTCGGTGACCAGGCCTTCACCTCGATCGGGGGTTCGGCGCCGTCGAACTTCAGCCGCGCGTCCACCTTGCCGGAGATCGCGACGCGGCCCTTGCGATCCTTCAGCGCGAACCGCTGCTGCTGCCCGAAGACGCCGAACGCCGGCTCGGCCTCGCGCCCGATCCGCGTCAGGTCGATCAGCAGATCGCGCTCGCGGTCATCGCCGCGCCGGAACTTCGCGAGCGTGTTCGCCGAGTGCGGCGGCAACTGGTCGCAATGCGTGAGTTCGAGCACCATGCGGCGCGTGCACGGCCGCCACGCGCTGGCGTAGACGGTGGGGTGTGGACTCGTGGGATGGCGCTCGCGTTCGAGGACGCGCGCCCAGGCGACCCCGATGGAGGCCGCAATGTCGTACGGCGAGACCGCGATCATGGCGGGGCCCTCAGTCGCCGTCGAAGTCGTGGTCGGCCTGGGCGTGCGCGCTCCGGGCGACGTTGCACGTCTTGCAGACTGGATCCGCGGCGGCCTGTTTCGCGGCCGCCTCCTGCTGGCGTTTCACCCAGGCGTCGGCCGGCACGATGAACTTCTGCTGCGGATGCTTCGTGTAGTTCGGGCACCCGTAGAACGCGGCGCGGTCGCCCTTCGCCGCGCGATAGGCGCCGGGCGTCTGGCAATGGGGGCAGATGGGCGGCGCGACTTCCGGCACGCCCTCGGCGGCGCCGCCCAGGCGCTCGGTGCGCGAGCCAAACCCGCGGCCATGGCGGCAGGCCTCAACCCGCTTCGCGCTGCCCTCCCAGGCCCGAGAGAGTTCCTCGATGGGCACCGACTTCAGGCCGGCGAGCTCGCGGGTGATGTTGCCATCGAGGTTCGCCCGGGCCGCCTTCCGCACCGCGAGTTCGAGGTCGGGCCCTTTCTTGTCTTTACAAAAATCATCGGTCGACGAGCGCCCGCCTTCCATGTTCTCCACGTCCTGCCGGGTGAACTTGCATCGGCCGCTGCCGACGATGACGTAGTGGAAGGCGCCCGCCTCGGTGCCCGCGATGCGCTGCGGGGGCGTGATGTCGAAGACTTCGATCCCAAACAGATCGCGGACGCGATCGCACCCGCAGTCTTGGAGGTAGGCCACGATCTGCCCGCCCTGCTCGGCCGGCGATTTGAACAGCAGCCAGTCCTCCGGATGCGTCGCGCGGATCGCCGCGACGCGCAGCGTGTGCAGGATGGTCGCGCGGGTCTCGATGATCTCTAGGGCCTCGCCCTTCAAGGCTGAGAGTTCGCCGAGCGTGGTGGGGACGCCGGGATCGCGCAATACGAGCGAGTCGTCAGGCATGGGAGTACTCCGCTGCGGGTTCGAGTGCATCGAGGACGCGCACCGATTGGTCGGGGTGCCAGTGCGCAATGAAACGCTGCGCGGTGCCTTCGGCATCGAGCGCGTCGAGATAGACGGCTTCATGGGGCGTGCGGAACACGAGGCGCACGCCGTCCTGGTCGTCGCCCGCGGCCATCTGGATTTCAAACTTCGGCGCGCGCGAGCAGAGGTAGGTCTGCAAGACGAGCAGCGGCCCGGTCTTCATACGGCGTCCTCGACTTCGCGCCGCGCCTGCTGCCCCTCGGGGCACGCACAGTAGGCGAACGCGCTCCCGATCTCGCCGTCGATGATCCCGCCGTCGCAGCACCGCGCACACCGCACGCCGAGGTCGAGCAGGATCCGCGCGAGGTAGTGATCAATCACCGCGTCGGTGAGTTCCCAGGAGGCGTGCGGCATGACCGACACGATCAGCCGCTTGAAGGCCTGATAGACCGAGGGGTGCGGCGCCACGCCCAGGTGCTCGGCGAGGATCGATCGCGCGGTGTCCGCCGGGCCGCTGCCTTCATAGCCCCACTCGAACCCGGTCGGCGAATGCCGCACGCGATGCGAGAGGGGACGGCCGATCGCGGCGCCGGCCTCGAAGACTTCAATCAAACAGACGCCGGTGGCGTCGCGATGCCCGCGGTAACGCATCGACTTCTAGGCTCGGCGTTGAGCGCGGGTGGCCGGCCGGCGGCGCTGCGGCGCCCGGCGTGCGGGACGCTCCGGCCGCAACGGCACCGGGAAGAGTTCATCGGGAGCCAGATTCAGCGCGCGACTGATGCGCACGATCGCTTCGTAACTCGGGCGCCGCGTGCGGCCATTCGTCTCCAGGCGCGAGATCAAGGCCGGATCGACGCACGCTCGCTTCGCGAGATCTGACTGCGTTAAACGCGCAATTCGCCGAGCGGTCTTGAGGTTCATCGGTACCGAGAATGCGCATTCTGGTCACCTGCTTGCGCATTGTCAAGAGGTATGCGATATTCCCTGCCCGTTATGCTCAGGGCGTTGCGCGCGTCGGCGTTCCTCGTTGAAGCCCATTCGGGGCGGCCAGAGAATGGAACGATGGATGCGGCCGAGTTACAGCAATTTGCGGAACTCCTGCGAGTCGGGCGGGCGAAACTTCGCCTGAACCGACTGGCGTTTTGTCGGGCGGTGGGTATCTCCCCGAATACCCTGCGTGCGCTCGAACGCGGCGCGCAGCAGCCGGAGGCGAAGACGATCGAGAAGATCGCGCACGTCCTCGGGATGACCCCCGCGTCGCTCACGCACGGCAAACGCGGCATCGACCCCGGCGATCCCCTGCTGGTTAATTTGAACGATGAAGATCTTGAAGTCGCCCAGGCCTTCCACCATGCGCCCGTGCGCGTGCGGGCGGAAGTGCTCGGGGCGTTGCAACAGCGCGGGCGCCGCAGCGGCCAGGGCATTTCCCGCGCGGCCGCCGATTGGATCGATCGCCTGCTGCGCCTCCCGTCGAATCAGCGTCAGGCGATCGCCGAACTGATCGCCGAGTTTGAATCTGGTGCGGGCGCCAAGGGCGAGGCCGCCGCGAACACACCACCAGCCCCCCAGGCGCCCAAGAAACCCCCGGCCCAGCACAAGGTGGGCACATAGTCCCGCCGGCTCTTCACCCGTGCTCCGAGAATGCCCTCACCCGGGAACGTCGGAGGTGGGGAGCTACTGGAAGGGTGATTACCGATATGGGTCGTACGCTCGAATTTCGCCGCCGTTCGTCGCCTCGTCAACGACCTTCCTGTCGCCGCCGCTCCAGCGCCTCTCGGACTGCGGATGTCGTCGCCAAGATCGAATCGCTCGCGCACCTCCGACCATCCGCCTTGAAAGTCCTGGGGCGCATCGCCGACGCGCTGCTTCGCTCGCATGGGTGAAGCACATTCATCGCGCCGCCAACCAAGAGGGTCATTGTGATGAAGGGGCAGCTGCGCATCACGGAGGTGTTCGCCTTCATCGTGGTCGACAAGGACGGGAGTGAGGGCGTGCCGGCGATCGCCGTGGGCCCGACCCTGCTGCCGATGATCGCGGCCGACCGCAGGCGCCTCGACTCGTTGCGCCCAATCGCGGAGGCCGAGGCGCGGCGCCTGGGCGTGCAGTTCACACTCGCGCGCTTCTCGGTGCGCGAAGACCTCGAAACCTACGGGACCCAGGAATCATGACGGGCCCGAGCTATCGGGTGGACACGATCGAGGGCCGGCCGCTGATCGTGTGTCTGCTCTGCGATGCGATCAGCTATCACCCGGTCGACGTGGCGAACCTGTACTGCGGGCGGTGCCATCTGTTCCACGAGGCGGTCGCCGCGGGCCGGCGCCTCGTCGCCGAGGGCGGCACCCACGAGTGCGAGGAATGGCGCACGTTCCGCGGCCGCTGCGCCCTGTGCGATTGCCTGCTCACGCGCGCCGGCCAGTTCCTCGGCGTGACAGCGACCGGGCGGTACCTCGAGTTGGGCGCCGAGGAAGTGGGCGGCCGCGCGCCGGCCCGGGTGATCTGCCGGCGCGTCGCCGACTACGCCCAGGGCCGCGCGCCGGCCGGCGCCGCCCTGGGCGCCTGCGCGAGCTGCGGCGCCGCGATCGCCTTCAACCCCGCGAAGTTCCCCGACCAACCGCACGTGTGTCTGCAATGCAGCGGCATCGAGCCACTGCCCATCGATCCGGCGGCGCGGCCATGACGACGCGCGCCCTCTCCCCCACTCTGCCGGCGGATGGTCCGCTCGGCTTTTCCCCAGGAGTGCCCAATGTCCAGTCCCGCGATCATCGGCGACGCCGAGGTGCGCGCGTTTGCGGTGTCCGCCGCCACGCGCGAAGTCGAACGGATCTTCGCGCTGTTCCCCGAGGTGCGCGCGCAGTACGGCGGCGCCAATGGGGCGCGGCCCGCGGCGCGGCCGCCGGTACCGGAGGACCGTGCGACCGTCGACGTGCGCGTCGAGACGCCCAGGCCGCCGCGGCGCCGCCCGCAGATGACCCCGCGGCAACGGGCGGCCGTCTCGAAGCGGATGCGCGCGTACTGGGCGGCGCGCCGCGCGGCCACCACGCGGAAGTGAGGCCGCCGGCGTGAGCACCATCCTCCCGACCCATACCTGCTTCGATGACGTGCTCGACCATCAGGTCGAACTGGCGCGGCGCGACCCCGAGGCCTGCGCGCGGCAGCGGATCGTGCACGGCATCTGTCTGGCGCCGGAGGGCCCGCACGCGGGCGAGCCCTTCGCGCACGCCTGGGTGGAAGACGGGGACCTGCTCTATCAATCGGGCCTGCTCGCGGATGGCCGCAAGGTGTGGTTCGGGGTCGACCGCGCGGTGTGGTACGCCGCCCTGCGCGTCCAGGCGGCCACCCACTACACGTTCGAGCAGGCGCGCGCCCTCAACTGGCAGCACGAGCACTACGGCCCGTGGGTGCCCGCCTATCGCGCCCTGTGCGGCCACGGCGATCGGCGGCTGTTCGTGCCATGAAACCGCGCAAGGTGCTCGCCCGCCTCGCGACCTTTGCGCCGCCGATCATCGCGGCCGATCCCGCCGTCACCCAACACGCGCGGTGCGTCCTCGCCTGCGCGGTCGGCGGTGATGTGCTCTCGGCCTTCGCTATTCCGTGGGTGGCGCTGCCGGTCCACGTCGCGCTGGCGAACGCCGCCTATGTCGCGGCCCTCGGGCGCGGCGCCGAGCCGGCGGTGGCGGTGGCGCGCGGCGGCCACTACATGACGACGCGCGACGCGCCGACCGGGCCGCAAGAATGGGGTGGCCATCTCGTGCTCTGGATGCCGACGCTGCGGCTGATCGCCGATCTCGATCTCCGGCAGTTCGCCCGGCCGGCGAAGGGGATCCGTCCGCAGGCCGCCGAGATCTTCCCCTGGGCGCCGGGCGCGCGCGCCCTCGAATGCACGCTGCCCGGGGGCGTCTACCTCCGGTATGACTGCACCGACGATCGGCGGTTTGAGGCCGCCCCAGATTGGTGCCGGCGGGAGCGCCGCGCGCCCTTGGTCGCGGCCGTGTGCCGCGCCGTGCGGGCGGGCCACCTGTGATGACGCCCGACACCGTCGGCGCGATCTGTCTCACGTTCGCGGCGCTCGCGAACCTCGCCGCCTCGCTGCTCTCCCTCCGACTGTCGCGCCGGGCCCGCCGCGCGATCGATGACACGTTCGCGATCAAGGAACAGTTCGGGCGCGCGGTTGCGTTCGCCGCTTTCTGCACGACGCCGGAGTCCGGCGCGCCGCCGCGGCTGCGCGCGATGGCGCGCGAGGCGCTGCCGCCGGGCACGACGATCCGCGTGGAACGCGACGGAGAGGAACGGGTGCATTGAACGATGGCGACCGTCATCCCTGCGAGCGGCGAGCCGCGCGAGATCACGCCGGGCAACGGGCGCGAGTTCACGCTCGCCGAACTGCAAGGGATCGTGGGCGGATATATCGAAGGCCTGCGCGCGCCCGATGGGCGGTGGCTGTTTGTGAACGAAGACGGCAAGCGCCTCGAACTCCCGTACAACCAGGGCGCCACCCTGCTCATGATCTCGCGCCTGCAATTCGGCGACTTCATCGTGGGCGACGTGGTGCTCTGCTCGGCGATCGAGGCGGGAGCAGATGACGCGGACGCCTGACCTGCCGAGCCATTGCCTGTGGTGCGGCGCGCCGTTGATGGGCGGCGCGACGAAGCATCAGGCCGACTGCTGGCTCACGAACCTGGAGATCGTGGATACCGAGCCGCCCTTCGCCGGCACCTCGCCGATTGAAACCCTGGTCAACGAACACCGCGAGGCCTTCCGCCGCGAGGTGGCGCGGATGTTCGGCATCCCGGCGCGCCTATTCGACGCGTCGGCCGACTGCGTGTGTCGCACGTGCGGCCACCGCGCGGCCGCGCATATCGGCGGCTCGTGCTTCGAGTGCGGGCGGGAGGCCTGCTGGTCATGAGGCCCGACTACTACATCCTCGGCGATGACGGCGAGCCGGTGGCCGTCGCCGCGATGACGTGGGCGCTGTGGTTCGAGACCCACCACTCCGATCGCGTGGTACTCCGCACGCGGCCGGCGAGCCATTCCCAGGTCTCGACGGTGTTCCTCGGCCTCGACCACGCATGGTCCGGCGGCCCGCCGATCCTTTGGGAGACGATGATCTTCGGCGGGCCCTTCGACGGGCACCAACTCCGCTACACGACCCGCCTCGATGCCCTCACGGGGCACGCGCGCACCGAGGAACTGGTCGAGGCCTATCGGCAGGCGCCGCGCCGCACGAAGTGGGCGCTGCGGAAAGCGATCGCGCCGTATCGCCCGGGCCGCGGTGGATCGTGGGTGCTGCGGCCTGGGGAACGGCGCCGCGCGGAACGCTCGCTCAGGCGGTTGAATGGAGGGTGACAGCGTGGGCGACCCAGACGAGGCCGCGACCGTGGAGCGGATGGCCGACGAGCTCCAGCGCGCGCCGATCATGGAAGTGGGGTTCCTGCCGGCGACGGTGTTCCAACTCGTCGCCCTGGTGCAACTCGCGCTGCGGCATCCCGAGGTGCCGGCGGCCGCGCGCGAGGTCGGCCAGACGTTCGTGCAGGCGGCCTGGGTGCACTATGCCGACTGTCCGACCGTGCGCGCGGTCATCCAGCGGGGGAACGATCCGTCGCAGGATCGGCCGGCGCCTCGGCCTCGGGAGTCGTGAGCCGTTGGTCTGCGCGGCGCCGGGTGCTGCCGCCCAGGTTCAATGACGAGCCGAGGTAGGTGGCCACCGCGCCGGCCATGGCGCCGCCGAGGGTGGCGAGCAGGTCCGCGCTGTGTTCGCTGATCGGCCCGCCCTGAATCGCCGCGATCAGCAGGCCTCCCGCCCACCCAGACGCGAGCCCGCACGCAAGCACGAACGCGCTGCGCCCTGCCCAATCGCGCGCGTCCGGCCGGCGGCGAAACGTGGGCGGTGGCGCCACCGTTCAGACGCCGGTCCCGAGCAGCTGCTTGATCCACACCGACGCCTGAATCTGCGCGGCGATTGCCGGCAGGTCGCCGACGAAGAACCCCTTGATCGCGTTCACTTCCTCCTGGGAGAGGCCGAGCGCGAGCAGGTCGGCATCGGGCCACGATTCGAGTTGCACCTTGAAGTCGATCCCGTCCTGCACGTAGTCACGGATCATCGTCGCCACGTTGCCCGCCGTCGCCTTGATCGAATCCGCGCTGACTGGTTTGCCCGCCTGTACGATCGGCATCGGTCTGCTCCTGTTCTGCCTGGTTAGCTAATGCGAAACACGCCGACGCTCACGCCGGTCGCCGGAATGACCTGCGCGATGCCGCTGTTCTGATACAGGTGCACGGACATTCGCTGCGGCACCGGCGCGAGATAGAGCGTGGTGAGCCGGTGATTCACGCCGATGCCGAGCCCGCTCGTGAACGGCTGAATGAACTGGTAGCCCGGGGGCGACATCACGTTCACGTCGTTGAAGGCGAGGTGCATCCCGCGCATTCCGGCGGTACTTTCCGGCCACGTGCACTGCGCGTCGATCTGATACGTGCCCGCCGGCAGCCAGATCTCCGTGTCGTTGGCGGCGTGCATATTCTTCGGATCGAAGTGCTCGGTCCCAAAGCCCACCTTCGCCCAGACGCCAGTGCCCCAGGACAGGTTGACGCTCGTGGACAGCAAACAACACTGCTGCTGAATCGCGTCGATGCTCGCCAGCAGTTCTGCGATGCGTTCTTTGTTCCACACGGTCCCGAGCGCGTTCGATCCGTCGTCGTTGACGAGCGCGTTGAACCACGTCTTGTCGAGCGTCATTGAGCGCCGCCTTCCCGGCCGCGGATGCGCCGCAGCAGGTCCGCAAAGGTAAACAACTTGTTCGTCGCCTCGACCTGCACCTTCGGTGGCAGCCGCGCGAGGCCGCCGGTGATCGCGATCTCGCTGAAGGTCATGCGCTGAATGCGGAACGTCCCGCTGATCGGCGGCTTCGTGAGCGCCACCGTGATCAACCGGCCCACCTGACACGAGGGGTCGCGGGTGAAGAACCGCCACGTGCGGCGCGGATCTTTGCGATCGGCCAGCAGCGCGTCGGCGTAGTCCTGCAACTCGAGGAGCGTCATTTGCCCGTTGGTATAGGGCTCCTCGATGACGCCGTCTGCGCGCGTGGCGGGCGGCCCGAGGCGCGCCGCGAACGCATCCTGCGCGGCCACGTTCTCCACCTCCAGGCGGATGGTGACCGGCGCCCCCTTGCGCAGCGCGCGGACCACCCCCGCGACGCCGACGAGGCGCGGCTGCACGAGGACCTGCGCGCCATAGCGCACGGTCGCGGAGAGCGCGCCGGGCCCGCTCGCCGGAAGGCCGGTGAGCAGGCCGGTGCCGATGCCGGTGTAGCTCACCACCATGTTCCCGACGCGCGCCCACCCGGCGCCGCCGTCGTTCTCGAACGGGCCGGTGGCCGACACCGGCAGCGTCGGCGACCCGGCGACGACCTGCTGCGCCGTGTCCGACGGGATCGCGGAGGTGTCGGCGTTTGGCGCGTTGGCGCCGAGCGTCGCATCGGCCTTGATGTCGAGGTACGCGGTGTCGGACGTGTTGAGCGCCGCGAGCAGTTTGAGTTGCGTGCCGTTCGTGGCGGTGCGATAGAGCTTCCGCGAGGTGACGGCCGGCAGCGTCGACTTTGGGATCTGGCTCAGATAGAGCGCGCTGAACGGTGGTCCCGCCGCGCCAGGGCGAATCCCGCCCGCCCCACCGATGGTGTCGGCATCGCTCCACAGCGTTGTCATCTGGAACCAGCCGCCCGGCCCTGCTTGCACGCCCGCCGCGGTCGGCATATTGAAAAACCCCGCGCCGTAGAACGTGCTGCCGCCGTTCACGGTGCGGTCGATCCAGATCTGCTGATAGCGGCCGGTCGGCGGCACGAACCCCGGGTGCAGTTCGGGAAAGTAGACGATCCCCTCGGGCGTGATCGCCGTCGTGCCGAAATAGAGTTGCCAATATTTGCCGTTGTAGATCACGGGCACCGAGGCCGGGCCGATGCCGTACGACATCACGTCGAAGTTGAAGGTGATCCGCAGCCGATACGTGCCGCCGACGACCGGCTGATTGGGGTCGAGCCCGCTCGGGCCGTACGTGCCATCACGCGCCGTGATCTGCACCGGGTTCGGTGGCATCGCGCCCGAGGGGGCGCCGGTCCCGATCGGGCCCGGCAGCGTCTCGCCGCTCGCGGTCACGAAGCTGACGGCGTACTTGTAGACGCCGCCCACGATGAGCGCCGAGGTACTGCCGCCCGGGCCCGCCTGGGTGACGATCGGCGCGGTGCTCGGGGCGTTCCCCGCACCGACGAGCGCGCCGACCGCGCCCAGGCCGCGCACGCCGGTGTAGGTGATGCGCTGCGCGCCCGCCTCCGCGAGGCCGCCGCTGACGTTGTAAAAATTCTGCTGGTCGCCGAGGTCGACCGGGAGTTCCGCGGCGCCGGCCGCCACGTCGACCGCGGCGCCGACGCTGGCGCCGCGCGCGATCACCTTGGTCACGACCTGCGAGAGATCTTCGGTGAGTGAATGGTCGCTGGAGCCGTGGCCGTTCGCGTCGGTGATCGGATTCGCCGCCGTCGCCTCGTTGAGGAAGACGTGCAGATCGTCGGCGTAATCTTGGTACCAATAGCCGCCGATGCGCTCGCAGACCGCGGTCAGGCAGGTCGCGAGGGTTTCATTCACAAACGAGATCTCGTCGATCACCGGCAGGTTCGGCGCGACGTTGTTGGTGGTGATCCCGCGCGCCAGCGTCATCAGGTCGAGCACGATCGCCGACGCGCTCAGGCCGGTATACGTGGCGAGGGCCCGCCGGCGATTGAGCAGCCACGTCGGATCGATCCCGCGCAGGTCCCACGCGACGTTGCCCGGCTTCTGCTCATAGCGGACGGTGGTCTCGATCAGCCGGCCGCCAAACAGTTGGTGGTCGAGGGCGCGGTCCCCGTTGTAGATCGCGAGCGTCTGGCCGGCGACCGGCGTGAAGCCATGCGCACTGACCGCGGCGGTGTCGGGCTGTTCGTTGAGGACGTGCTGCACGCTCGCGCCCTCGATGCGCAGGTTCTTCGATTGGTCGACGCCGCCCACACTGCCGAGCACGACGGGCTCGTAGTAGTTCAGGCGCGCGGCGTTGAGCCGCATGATGTTCAGCCGCGCGCAGCCAGGAACGTGCAGGTGCGAGGGCATCAGAAGCGGACCCCGCTATGCCGCATCTCGGTGACCAAGCGCTGCGCGATGTCCTCGGCGCCGGCATTGTTCACGCTGACGTTCAGGTTCGTGGTGGTCGCGGTCGCGCCGCCCTTGCCCCAGGGCGTGGCCAGATCGGTCGGCGTCAGATTGCTATAGGTCGGCAGCAGCGTGTCCCGCTGCCGCTGGAAGTTGTACCCGCCCATCGCGGTCTGGGTGCCGGTCGCGACGCCGGCGTCGCGGTAGGCCTCGACCAGCGCCATGCCGGCTTGTAGCTGTTCGAACGCGTTGCGCGCCTGCGATTGCAGGTCTTGCAGCTGCACCGACATCCGCCCCACCGCGCCGGTCGCGCCGTCGATCGCGACGCGCCCCTCATTCGCGCCGGCCGTCACCAGGCCGAATGACTCGTCCGCAGAGATGCCGAGGTCCTTGTACGCCTGGGCGAGCGTGAGGCCGTAGTCCTGGGCGTGCTGGATGGCGGCGGCCTGCTGTTCCAGGTTGCGCGCCCACCGCTGATCCTCGGCGGACATCACCGTTTCAGTGCCCTTCACTTGGGCGGCCATCGAGGCCGCGTGCGCCGCGTTCATGGCGCCGAGCTTTTCGTCGTAGATGCGCGCGAGGTCTTCGTACTGCGCGACCGTCGCCCCCTTGGTCTCGGCGAGCGACGCCATCTGTTCGGCGCGCCACGTGCCGAGGGCGAGTAGCTGCTTCTGGAACGCGGTCGCCTGCGCGTCGGCCTGCTCGCGGGCGTGCGCGGTGCGGACTTCGTTGACGAACTCCGAGGCGGCGGCGCCGGCCTTCGCGGCTTCCTGGGCGGCCGCGGTCTCGGTCTTATGGGCGTCGGCGACGGTGCGAATCTGCGCGGCCGTGAGGCCGTAGGCGGTGGCGAGCGTGGCCTGCGACGCGCCTAGGTCGAGATATCCCTTGATCGCCGCGGTCGTCGCGGGCCCGAGTTCCGCCATGACCGCGGCCTCGCCCTTCCGCAGCGCGGTGAGGTCCTGCAGCGCGTCGGCGTACTTTTGCGCCTCGGCGTTGGCTTCCTTCCGCGCGGCCGTTTCCTCCTGCATTTTGCGGGTGAGGAAATCGATCGCCTCGGCCGACACCTTGAAGTGGCGCGTCATCTGTTCGACCGTCGAGTTCCCTGACTCGATCTCCGCGCGCAATTCCTTTTGGCGCGGCCCGAGCTTCGCGAGTTCGCGGTCCCATTGGCTCGCGCGATTGGCGGCGGTGTTGTACTGCTCGGCGTGCTTCTGCACGGCGTCGTAGTTGATCTTGATCGCCTCGGTCATGTCGGTGATCTGTCGCCCGGCGTTCGCGGTGGCGCGCGCGAGCACGTCGGCTTTCGCGGCCGCTGTCTCGCCGGCGAGATCGCCCCACCCCATGAGGCGCGCGCCGAGGTTCGCGAACGCTTGATCGGCGCCGGTCACCTCGGCGATCACGCGGCCGATGTTCCAGCCGGCGAGCGCGGCGCCGGCCACCGACACGGCCGACCCGACGAGCCCGATATCGGCGGCGGTCTGGCCGGAGATCTGCCCCAGCTCCTCCAACATGCCGATCTCTTTGTTGACCGAGATGCCGAACGCGCCGAGCGTCTTGTCGGCGGTCTTCAGGCTGCCGGCCATCATGGTGAAGCCGCTGGTGGTGCCGGTGGCCTTGGTGCCCAGGCCGCTGATCGCGTCGCCGGTCGCGGCCGCCGTGGTGGTGGTGGCGGTGGCCATCTCGGTGATCGCGCCTTCGGTCTTCGCCGCCTCCTGCTGGATGGCGGCGAGCCCGGCTTCGGCCTTCTGGGCTTCCCCGACGAACTCGGAGAAGTCAGCGTCGATGGATCCGGCGAGTGGCGACATGGTGGCGATTCACTCCGCGCGCGGCCGGCGCCGCAGGTCGTCGGTCAGGATGGCAAAGACGTGCTCGGGGAGCGCCTGCACGGTGCTCCAACTCAGGCCGGTGGCGCGGCAGACGGCGAGGTCGAGGGCGATGGCGCGCCGGGTGACTCGGTTTTTTTTTCCGCCTCGGCGGCCGCCTGCACCGCCGCGTCGTGCGCCTGCACGGCGCGCTTCACTTCATCGGCCACGGGTTGCCGCAGATTGTTCAGCACGTCCTGCAACTCGTTCGCCGGCAAGCCCAGAATCTCGATCGGCTGGCCGCGCTGATCCGTCAGGGTCCAGTCGACGAGGTACGCGATCACCACCGCATCGGAGATGGTGGCCGGGTTGATCCGCAGCGTGCCCTCGTCGGTCTCGCGATACTTGCGGGCCTGCATGGCGGTGTGTTGGCCGTGGTTCAGTTCCTTGCGAACCGTGATCGATCGGCCTCTCGAGAGCGCGAGCGTGGTGGTGCCGGGCACGACGACATCGGACATGCGATCTCACCCTTCTGGTGGGCCGAGGTTGGCGACGAGCGCGCCGCCCTGCACGCGCACGCTCTGCGGCACGACGGGAAAGAGCCAGTGGGCGAACGGCCGCTGCGCCTGCCGTGCCTGAAACAGCAGCGGGACCTGCCGAATGCGGTACGTGTCGACGGCGCGCACGGTGGCGCGCAGGACCCACGCCCGCCGGTTCCTGCCGCGGGTCGCCGTCCAGGGCCCGAGGGCGGCCGCGACCGCGGTCGGGTCATCGCCCCAGAGCAACGACCCGACCGGCCCGCGCAGCCTGACTGTCTCGAACACCCGGCCGCCCTTACGCCGCGCGTCGCAGGTTGGCCAGCTGCGCTTCCAGCGCCGCGATCTGCGCGTTGGTGTCGAGGGGTGCGCGCAGCAGCGCCCCACCATCCTCGGGGAACGTCCACGGCCCGGCCGCGAGGATTTGCCCCGAGAGTTCGGGCGCGCCCTCCACGTCGGTATCGATCTCCGCGTCGAGATAGGCCAAGCCCTCCCAGGCGAACGGCGCGGCCGGCGTGCCGGCGTCCACGTCGGTGATGTCGGGAATCAGGATCAGATAGCCCGGCGCGGTCGCGCGCGCGGCGTGCACCAGCGCCATGTCGTCCGAGTTCCAGAACCCGGTGAGCGTGCCGCTGATGTCCGGCATCCCGGGCACGTAGACCTTGTTCTGGTCCTGAAAGCACGTGACGTTGATCTTGTCGGTCTTCATCGAGATCGAAAACGCTTTAATGGAGAGCAGCGTCGTCGCTGCCGCTCCCGCGCCTCCGGCCGGGTCCCACTTCACTTCGCCATTGCGGCCGCTCTTGATCATGTTCAGCCTCCCTGCACCGGAGCCGCGAGGATGCGATATCGGCCGCCGCGGTGCTGCCACCGAATCGAGTTGTCCACGTCGTCGACCTCGGGGTCGTCGATGGGTTCCGTGCGCGCGATCGAGAGGCACGCGTACCCGACGATCGTCAGCGGTTTGTCCTCCAGCAGCACATCGATCCGCGCCGCCGCCTGCCCGGGCACGGTGCGCGACGTGCCAATGACCACCGCCTTCACCGCATAGAGCAGGTCTTCGTACGCCCGTCGCGACGCCGGCAGCGTCGCCATCTGCGCCACGTCGCGCCCCGAGATCAGCGACACCAGGGTGAACTTCGTCTTGCCCTGGGCGGCCTCGCCGAAATACACGCCGTCGGGCGTGAGGCCCATGAGCGTCGCGTCTCCCGAGAGGCGCGCGATCAGCGCCTTGCTCACCTCGCCCGTATCAGGCACTGCCCGTCACCCGCAGGCCGGCGCGTTCCATGATCGGCCCGACGCGCGACCAGAACGCGGCCAGCGCCCGCTGGATTCGCGGAATGAACACGTTCCCGGCCGGCATCGATCCGCGGTTCGCGCCGAGCGCCGTGTGCCGCGCCTGGGTGCCGTGCTCGAACAGGCCCGCGAGCGGGTGCGTGTTGACCACGCGCGCGGCCGCCTGCACAGCCGCGCGCGGTACGTCTTCAACCTGCACACCCGCCGCGAGCGCCCCGGTGCGCCGTGGATAGCCGGCGCGAATGTCCGCCGCGGCGGCCGCGGCGATCGGGTCCGCGGCCTCGTCCTGGGTCGCCTGGGCGAGGTCGCGCGGCAGCGACCGCCAGAGGCGCCGCTGTTCCTCGAACCCGCGCAGGCGCACGCGCGCCTTCATGGGACCACCTCGTCGCAAACCAGCACCATCTCGGCGCCGCGCTCGTCGCGGTTCGTCACGCCCATCACGTTGAGCGTGCGCGGGCGGCCGTCGACATCCACGAACGCCATCGTCGCCCGCGTCGTGATGCCGGCGAGGTACGGCCCGGTGACGATGTACGACGTGTGCGAGAGCACGGTGCCCGCGGACACGCGCTCGGCATCGGCGCCCGTCGCCGGCTGGATGCGCACGTAGGCCTCGCCGATCGCCACCGGGTCGCCGTCCGTGTATCCGCCCTCGCCGTCCGGGACCGACTCGCCGGGCAGGCTGAAGGTCGCCAGATGCGGACGCAGGCCGATCGAGGTGCCGGGCGCGATCGGCATCAGGGCACCCAGACGAGGCGATAGCTCGCGATCGCGTCTTCATAGCCGAGCGGGTTTGGCGTGGCGATCGTGCCGGTGATGACGGCATCGCGGCCGGTCGTCGCGAAGTGCGCGGTCAGGAGCCCCACTGCCTGCACGAGCAGCGGCGCCGCGGTCTTCAGCGCAAGCCGATCCATCCAGCCGACCTTGCAGCGCGCCACGCTCGCGGTCATCCCGGCGAAGGCCTCCGCGGTGAGGACCGTCACGCCGCCCTGGGTCGCGAGGGCGATCGCGCCGGGCGGCCGCGGCGGCCCGAGGGCGCGCCCCGTCGCCGGGTCGATCGGGACGACCTCGATCACCTCCTGCAGCGGCAGCGCCTGCATGGGCAGCGTCACGAGGCCGCCGGTGATGACGGTGAAGTACAGATCGCGCAGCTGGGTGATCAGCGCGAGCCCGGTGTCGCGTTCGACCTGCTGCCGCGCGGCGGCGATGTAATCGTTCATCAAGGCGTCGCGCGGATCGGGCGGGTCGGTCGTCGGCCACGCGAGGCCGGCGCGCAGCTTCGCCTCGTCGAGGGTGATCGGTTCCTCGGTCGGCGCCTCGATGAGCACCGACAGCGAACCGTGCGGGGTCTGCCAAGGCGCGATCATGGTCACTTCGTCAGGCGCGGCCGCCCGTCGCGCAGCGCGCCGCGCTTCGTGCCGCGATAGGTCTTCGTGCTCACCGACACCTCGGTCCGCTCGATGGGCGCCGCCGGCCGGCGCGCGAGGGCGAACGGTGGCGCGACGGGGATGACCACGGTGGTCGGGCCCGAGGCGCCCAGGGGTTGCGTGATCTGCTGTGAGGCCACGCCGATCTCCGCGGTGCACGCCGTAAAGGGCGTGTCATCCACCGGGCACGGCGGCGGAATCCCGAGTTCGCCGTGGCAGGACTTCACCGCACGCCGCCTTCGCGGCCCTGGTCGCCGCCCTCCGGCGGCGCGGCCTCCACCAGATCGAACGTCGCCACGTTGCTCGCCTGCCCGGTGAGCGCCTGCACTGCGACCGGGATCGCGATCGGCACTTCGGCGGTGGCCATGTTGACGCCGGTGGTCAACTCGGTCGGTGACACGAACGTGGTCGGCTCGGGACTGCCGTTCCAGAGAATGGCGTCGCCCGTGCGAAAGTTGGCGCCCTGCACCCGCAGCGTGAAGTTCGGCGCGCCGAGAGGCGCGGAGGCCGGCACCAGGGCGGTGATGCTCGGCGCCGGCGCGGCCGGGTCGATCGCGTCGCCGCGCGCGGCGCGAATCACCGGCGAGGGGAGCACGCCCCAGATCGCCATGCCGAGCGTGGGCGCCATGACCGTCCGCGTCTCGCCGTTCTCCAGGTCGAGCGTCCAGGCAAAGAGCCCATGAGCGATAAGGGTCGACGACATTGGTCCAGTCCTCCACTTCGGACACGGTGGCGGCCTCGGGCGCCGCCACCGTTCCCTTGCCTGCTTACGGAGCCACCGGCACGCCGAGGCCGGTCACTTCGCCGAACGCGCCCGGGCGATAGACCGCCAGGGCGAGCCGTTCCTCGGCGCGGATCGCGACGAGGTTCTTGATGAAGAAATCCGCGTGCGAGTTCGAGGCCTCGACGCGAATGCCCCCCTTGCGGAAGATCTGCGCGCCCTGCTTGTAGGCGCCGACGAACGCCGCGGTCGCGAGTTGCACCGGCGTCACGGCGACCGGCAGACCCCAGAGCACCGGGGTTTGGACACCGCCGCTGAAGGGCCCGCCGCTCAGGTACTCGCCCGTCGTGGTCTTCATGAGCGCGGTCACGCCCCAATCCGCGGGGTTCATCGTGATCCCGTCCGGCATGAGGTACGAGGTCGAGTAAATCGCCATCATTTGCCGGAGGATGGCGTCGGCGTTGGGCTCGGCCGCGCCGCGCACCACGTCGGCCGCGAGGCCGGGCCGCTTCTGAATCCCGAGCAGGTGCGGCGCGATGCCGTCGCCGTTGAGCAGTTCGTTTTCCTCCGCGAGCTGCACGCCCAGGGTGAGGCGCGCGTCGATGTAGCTGCGGATCTGCGGCGCGTCCTCCAGCATTTCCTCGGTCACCGGCAGCCAGTGCGCGATCTTCCGCACCGGGTCGGTCACCGCCGCGAAGGTCAGCGCCGACTCCGGCTTGATGCCGCCTTCGAGCACCGCCGCCGCCGCGTTGGTGAACAGCGTTTCCTGCATGTAGGCGACCGCGTTGCTGTCCGTGGTGCCGGGTGCGAACAGGTCCGCGACCATCAGGCGCCGCGTCGGGATCGGCAGAATGGCCGGCTGGTACTGCGGCAGGATGAGCGCGCCGCCGCTGGCCGGATCCTCGGTCAGGGTCGCGCCCCAGAACCGCGGCATCAGTTCGGCGCCGGGCGATCGCCACGAGGACTGCGCGCGGTGGCCACCGGCCTTGATGAACGCGAAGGCCTCCGACTCGAGGAACTGCTGGCCGAGCGACTTGTGCACCGCCGGCCGCCTGGGCGTCTCGCCGAGCATCGCGTTGATCTGCTCGGTGACGGACTGGTGTCCGTGCAGCGTGTCGATCTTGTCCTGCAGATCGCGGCACTCACTGGCGACCGCGCGGAGTTCGGTTTCCTCCTGCTCGGTGAACTTCCGGTTTTCGGACTCGGCGAGCGTGCCGTACTTCAACAGCAGCGCCTTGCCCTCGGTGCGCTTCGCATCGAGGTCGGTGCGGAGCTTCGATAGGTTCAACATGGGTGACTTCCTTTCAGAGGCCGAGGCCGAGGAACGCCGTCTCCAGTTCGCGGCACACACGCGCGCGCTCCTGGTCGGTGGCCTGGGCGGGCTCCTGCGACGTGGCGGCGGGCAGTGACGCGGGCGGGTCGACGGCGCCGATCGCCGTGGCCGTGGGGGACGGGGCGGTGGCCGCGATGCGCGCCAGCGTCTCGTCCAGTGTTTCGATGCGGTCGATCATCCCGAGGGCGAGCGCGTCATCGGCATTGACCACCGCGCCCTCGCCGAAGCCATTCCGCACGGCATCGGCGGTCACCTTCCGGCCGGCGGCCACGTCGGTGATGAACCGCGTGTAGTGCGCGTCGACGTGCGCCTTGAGCCGCGCGGCGCCGGTCTCGGTGAGCGCGCCGCCGTCGATGCCGTCGACCTTCCACTTGCCGGCCGAGATGTAGGTGAGCTTCACGCCGAGTTCGGCGAGCATCTCGGTGAGGTCTTCGTGGATCGAGTAGACGCCAATCGAGCCACCCATGGCCGAGGGGGCCCACACCACTTCGCTCGCGCAGGCGCCGATCCAATACGCCGCGCTGGCCATGGTGAAGTTGCCGGCCGCGATGATCGGCTTCTGCTCGCGCGCCTGCAGCAGGAAGTGCGCAAACTCCGAGGCGCCGAGGACCGACCCGCCGCACGAGTCGAGGTCGAGGACGATCGTGCCGACGCCGGCATGGGCGAGCGCCTTGCGCACATCCTGCTTCGCCTGCTCGAAGGTGGCGCCGCCGGAGATGTCGGTGAACGCCGACATCCGCGGCGCGATGACGCCATGCACCGGCACGATCGCCACGCCCTGGGCGGGCGCCGCGGTCGGCGCCGGCATGACCTGCAAGGCGACCGGCTCGTGCCGTTCGAGTGTCGACAGATCGAGCGGGCGGCCGGCGAGGTGATGCGCGAGCACATGCGCGATCGTCGCCACCATCGGGCGCGTCATCGCCCAGGGTTCGAGCGCGAGACTCAGGACGTGGCTGTAGGTGCGGAGATCGTTACCCATAGAGCGCGGCCTCTCGATGTGCGGGGAACGCCTCGGCGCCGTTCATGAGCAGCGCGTGCGTATCCGCGTTGACCGTCACGGCGACCGCCTCGCTGAGGCGCGCCGCCAGATCGGGCGTGGCGCCGGCGTTCCGATAGACCGGCGTGAGGTCGGCGGCGAGTTCGCGATCCCAGCGCAGGCGATCGAAGCGCGAGGCGCGGTCCTCGGGCGCCACCTTGTCCAGCCCACGCTGCTGCCGCCCCCACGACGCGCGAATGATCGGCGCCGTCAGGGACGCGGCGATCGCGCGCGTGGCCACCGGCTCGGTCGGGAGCGTGGCGCCGCCCTGGGTGGTCATGTTGAGCGGCTGCGCGACGCGGTTCGCCGAGGGGTCGTCCTTGATGCTCGGCAGATTCAACCGGCTGCGGCCCTCGTTCAGGGTCAGCACCGGGCGGCCGACGAGGGTTTGCAGAGCGCTGGCCTGCTCTTCGAACGAGCCGCGCAACTTCTGGTCGATGTTGAACTCGGCGTACACGTTGCGTTGGTCATCGCACTCGATCAGCACCTGCCGTTCGAGTTCTTCCTGCAGCATCGTGAGCCAGGGCCCGAGGCAATCCTGATAGAGGTTTTTGTGCTGCTCGCGGATGTTGCTGAAGGTCGCGTTGTCGAGGATCCCGACCATCGGCAGCGGCACGTGATACGAGCGCGCCACTTCCTCGCGCGTCAGTTTCCGCGCCGCGTTGAACTCCGACTCGCGCGCCGAGTAGGACGCCGTCTGAAACGTCATCCCGTCTTCCAGCACCGCCACGCCGCCGGCATTCGCGGGCCCGGCGAAACGCGCCTGCCACTGCTCGCGGAACGCCTGCTTCTGTTCGGGCGACCACTTCGGTGCCGCCGCCGGCCGCTGGATCACGCCCTCGACGCGCGAGCTGTTCGCGTAATAGCTGCGCGAGTAGGTGGTGGCCGCGGCATCCGCGGCGAGGATTTGCCGGAGCGTTTCGATCGGCGACAGGCCTTCGAGCGGGTTGCACGGGTCGTAGCCGTTGAAATGCACCACGTCGCCGGTCGCGAGCGTCATCACCGTGTTGTCGGGCAGCGTCCAGTAGAACGCTGACGGCAGCAGCCACCCATCGACCCGCATTTGCTCGGGCGGGATGCGCACGAAAAACAGCCGCGCCTCGCCGCGCAGCTTCAACCAGTAGGCGTTGAAGTACACGCCCATGTCGCTCATCAGGTTTTCGACCATGCGGTAGTGCGTCATCGCCGGGTTGGGCGCGGCGATCCACTGCGCGAGCTCGTGGTCGGCGAGGCGCTCGCGGTCGATGTCGGACACGCGGCGATAGACGTGCAGGTTCAGGTCGGCGACGTTGCGCGCGAGGAACGACACCACCGTGCGCACGTTGGGCTGCGTGCGGAAGATCGCCGCATAGGTCGCATTGCTGCGATCGTCGAAGACCGAGGACGCGGGCGCGACCGCGGCGGCCGGCGCGCCCGGCACGCGCTCGACCGAGCGCAGGGTGCCGCGGCTCTGGACGATCGGCATCAGGGCAAGACCTGCATAAACGAAACATTGCTGCGATGCAGCACCACGTCGCCGTCGATCGGCTCCGGTTCCGCGCCGGCCTTCAGCAGCGCGGGCTCGCGGAGGACCAACCAGGCGCCGCGCGCCGCCCACAGCACGCCGCGAATCGCACCGCTGTCGTCTTTTAGATTCACGATGACCGCCCGCAGCAGACACGGCGGACGCCACCACGCGAGCCAGCCCATTGAAGGCCGCAGCGTGCGGCCTTCCGGCGTCAGGCGGAAGTTTTGATATCGGGCGTTGCGAGGGGGGCGGGTGGTGTGGAAGGTTTCGCGCGCGCGAGGCCGGCGCTAGCCGTCGTCGTCATCCTCGGCGGCCGGCCGGCGCCGGAGGTCGCGCCGCAAGATCTCCGGAATCGAGACCCCCGCGGCCGCGGCGCGCTGGTAGACGCGATCGTAGGTGGTCGAGGGGATGCGCAGGCAAACAGGAACGGACGGCCGGCCACCGCGGCCGGCGAGGGGTGGGCGACCGTTGGTGTTACGGGCGTCGTCGCTCACGCCCGCCAGTATGCGCGCAAGGGACCGTCGCCGGCAACGCGCGGCTCGGCTGGCCAGGGCGCGAAGCGCCGCCGCTTCCCGCACAGGCACCAGTCGCCGACCGCCGCGCCGGCCGGCCAGTAGTGCGTGGTGCCGATGTCCGCGCTGCGATCGCACCGCGGCGGCACCTCCGGCGACCTGGGCGCCGGCCGCGGCCGCGGCGGCTCGGGGTCTTCAGACCCGGGCGGATAGTACCGGCGCCGGTCGGCCGTCTGGCGGGTGGGTCGTCGGAACGGCCCTCGTCGCATGGCTGCCCCCTCTCGCATACTGCCCCGATGCCGCTGAAACCGAACGCCGCGCCGCCGCCGATCGTGCCGCCGAAGCCGAGCCTGCTCCCGCCGGCGCCGCCCCTCACGCGACCACGAGGTCGGGATCGTCCGCGGTCTCGGCCTCGCCCGCGATCGCCGCGAGCTTGCGCGCGATGAGCGTGGCGATCACCGGGTCGATGCGGCCGCGGCTGCGCTTCTTCGTTGGGTAAACGTTGTCTTTGTTATCCGAGATCACCCGCACGTTCGACACGCACCACTCCATGAGCGGGTTCCCGCCGGCATCCACCAACCCATCGAGCACGTCGGCCTCGAACTCTTTTGACGGGCCGGACATCTGCTGCAAGTTCTGCGGGACCTCGATCGCCTCGAACCCGTCGTCCTCGAGTTCCTTCACGAGGTTGCCGGCGTTCCAGGGGTCGACGCCGATCTGCTGCACGTCGAAGAGCGCCGAGGCCTCGTGCACGATCGCGCGGACCTCCGCTTGGTCGATGCGGTTCCCTGGGTTGGTGCGCAGCCACTTGCCCTGCTTCCACAAGCCATAGGGCGCGCGATCGCGCAGGCCGCGCGCGACCATGGTGCCCTCGGGCGTGAGGGTCCAGACCACGAGGCGCCACCGCGCGCACGTGGCGCTCGGGGGGAACGCGGCGACCACCGCGGTCAGGTCGATCTTCGACGACATATCCACGCCGAGCCAGCAGGGCAGACCGCGCAGCGAGTCGATCGCCCACCGCGATTGCCCGGCGCGCCAGCCTTCGAGCGACAGCCAGGGCGCGAGGGCATTGACCCAGAGGTTCAAGCGCTTCTGCTTCAGGGCCGGGAGCGCCGCCGGCAGGTGCCGCGCCTTCGTGAACAGCGCGCGCAGATCGGCGGCCTTCACCGACACGCCGTAATTCGGGTTGGCCTTCCGCCACGTGATCTCGGCGAAGGGATCGTCGCCCTCGTCGGCGTGCGCGATGAACGCGAAGAACGTGTCGTCGACGAGCACCCGATCGAGGACCTTGCAGGCGTAGTCGTGCTGATCGCCGCAGGGCGTGAAGGGATCCGATCCGGCGGTGGTGATCTGGAAATGCAGCGGCTGCCGGCGCGCGCCCGTCGCCGTCTCCATGACATCGAGCAGGCCGCGATCCTTCATCGCGTGCACTTCGTCCGCGATGATCAAGTTGGGGTTCAGACCATCGGTCGAGTCCTTATCCGCGCCCAGGGGCTCGAGCTTCGAGGCGGTCGCCTGCCGGTGCAGATTCGAAGCGAGCGGCGTGATGCGCGAGCGGAGGCCGCTGCGGATCACCAGCTGCGCGCAGTCGCCCCACACGATCCGCGCCTGGGCTCGCTTGGTCGCAATGCAGTACCCCTCACCGCCCATCTCGCCGTCGAAGAACGTCACGTAGAGCGCGACGATCGCCGCCTCCAGCGACTTGCCGTTCTTCCGCGGAATCTCGTTGTAGGCGGTGCGGAAGCGGCGCAGCCCGGTGTCGCGATGCACCCAGGCGAACAGGGAGCCGAGGCGAAAGATCTGGTGCGGCCGCAGCACAATCGGCCGGCCGGCCCACTCGGCCTTGTAGTGCTTCAGTTGCGCGGCGAATCGAACGAACCGCTCGGCGCGCGCCGGAATGAAGACGTACGGAAAGGCGCGCGTGCCCTCGCGCGATCGATCGCGGAGATGGCGCACGCACGCGAGCCGGTGGTACTTGCCGGCCGGGAGCTTGCCGGCGACGACCGCGCGCGCGTAGGCATCGATCGGGTTGACGGCGGCGCGCGCCGTGGGGCACCTCCGGTCAGTGGGTTCGCGGCGGGCCGAGGGCCGGCGGCTCGTCGAACTCGCTGAAGTTATCGCCCGCGGGCCCGGGCCCGGCGCCGTCCGTCTTCACGCGCGATCGACTCGATGGGGTGAGGCCGAGTTCCGGCCAGAGGCGCGCGCACTGCTGCAGCGCCTTGTTCGCGATCGGCAAGTACGGGTTGGTGATCGGATAGCCGCTCGGCGCCTTCACGATCATCCCGAGCTTCGCGGCCTCGGCCGTCGCGGTCAGGTACTTCGCCCACTCAATGCACAGCGCGAGCAGCGCCGCGCGATCGGCGAGCGTGATCTGTTTGCACTTCCGGAGCATGGGCGCGAGGCGCGTCCATTCCGCGCGCGCCGCGGGCTCGGCCAACTCCGGCGGCGGTGTGTCGAACGCGGGATCGTCATCGAGGGGCGGCGGCGTGGGTTCGGTTTTGTTGAGGGCGCGCTTCCCGGGGTTCCCCTCCAGGCGGCGCTGCGCCGTCGACTTCGGCTTCGGGCCGCGCCTCATGGCCGGGCCTCGCAATCGATCGGGTTCCAGGAGCCGGCGCGATCTGCATTTCGGAAATGCAGTTTCGGGCGGGCGACCTGGGCGGCGGCCTGGGGGGCGGCCCTCCGGCCGGCCGGCGCGCCCGGGCACCCAGGCGCCCCCAGGAGGCCGGCGGCCTGGGGGGCACCAACGCCCCCAGGGCGGCGGCGGCCTGGGGGGCGGCCCGGCGGCCGGCCGGCCGCCCAGGGACACCCAGACGGGCGCCTGGGGGCGGCGGCAGGGCCCACGACGCGAAGGCCCGGCCGAGGGCCGGGCCGAGGGCGGCAGGGGGGCGGCGGCGCCTCCGGCGGCGAGAGGCCGCCGGGAGTACGCATCCGTTCCGCATCCGTTCCCGCACGCGACAGCCGCAGAAAGTAGCGGAAAGCCGCAGGTAGCTGCGGCCCTCGATCATTGGGTTTTCTTAGGATTTGCGAAGAAAGGTGGTCGGGGCGAGAGGATTTGAACCTCCGACCCCTCGGTCCCGAAAAGAGGGTCCCCCCTGCCTGATCCCCTGTGTTTACGGGCTTTCTCACGAGGTGCATCCGTTCCGCATCCGTTCCCACACGCCCGATCATCGGCGGGAGAGGCCGGCAGCGGCGGCCAGTTGCCGGCCGCGGCGGGCGTGGAAGTAGAGCCGCGTCGTGTCCAACTCGGCGTGCCGCGCCAACTCCTGCGCGAGGACCGGGTCGCCGGTCTGCTCGGCCACCCGGGAAATGTACTCATGCCGGGTGGTGTGCCAGACGAGGCCGACCGCCCGCCCCCAGGTGAGGCCGGCCGCGGTGAACAGGGCGCGCCACATCCGGCGGAACCCTTTCTGCGGCCGGCCATCCTCGGCGCCCCAGATGTACGTCCGCCCCTCCGGGTTCCCCTTCAACTGGAACCGCCGCCGTTCGAGCATCGCCACCGCGCGCGGCGTCGCGAGGAACACCGTTTCCGGTTTGCCCGATCGCGCGCCGCCCTTCGTGATGTCCGGCGGCAGCGTGATCTCGTACCCGCTCACCTCGGCGCCGTCGATCGTCGCCCGGACAATGCGCCAGTTCACGTGGCCGATCTTGACCTTCATCATCTCGCCGGCACGCAGGCCGCCGTCGAAGGCGCCGATCAACCGGCGCTCCATCTCGGTGCCCTTGGTGCCCAGGCGCGCGGACTCGGCCTTCCAGATATCCCCGTGCTTGATCGAGGACACGATCGCGGCCGAGACCTTGAAGGCCGCCGCGATCGCCGCGCCGGTCTCGCGCCCGGCATCGAGGCGCGCGCGGATGGCGGCCGCGAGCTCCGGCGTCAGTTTGCACTGCTTGTTCGGCGAGTAGACCGGGCGGTTGAGGGTCGCGCAGGCCGCGAAGAGCCGCGCCTCGGCGTCTTCCTCGAGGTGCCGCTGCCGGAAGTGTTCGGGTTGCGCGGCCACCCGGCGCTCGATCCCGGCGATCGGATTCGTGGCCATGCGCGGCGCATTGTTCACCCGCCACACGGTGGCCTTGTCGCAGAGCGTGAAGAGCAGATCGCGATAGGCGTTCCACGTCGCGGCCTTCCACTTTCGGCGCTTGCCCTCCGCATCGAGCCAGTCCTCGATCGCGCGCGCGTTCGCGACCATATCCTCCAGCGACATGCGGCCGAGGGCGCCGCCGCCCAGGACGCCGAGCATGGGATACAGGCCGTCTTGATTGAGTTCGTGCTTCTCCGCGTGGCGGCTCTTCCACTCGGCGATGAAGGCGCGGAAGTTCTGGCCGTCGCCGAGGGGCGCGCGCTCGCCGGCCCGGTCGAAGTCGCGCGCATCGATCGCGGCCTTCATCCGGGTGAACACCACGAGGGCCGCGGCGCGATCGCGCGGATCGATCTCGGTGCCGGCCCACTTCGCCAGCACCACCTCGCGCCGCTTGTGCCGGCCGCTCCAGGAGCAGCGGCAGCGCGCCGGCTCGCGCCGGTTGGCACAGCCGCGCACGTGCCGTTTGATAAGACCGCGTTCGCCGGAGGCGCTTCGTTTCGGCATGTTAATTTCCTCCGGCCGGCGCGAGGCGCGCGGCGGCCTTGTCCAGTACGGCGTTCATCCGCACTTGCCACCCAGGACCGGTGGCGCGGAAGGCTTCGAGCGTATCGGGCGCGATGCGGATCGAGATCGGGATCCGCCGCGGCGCCTCGGCGAGCGGCAGGGCGGCGCCGCGCGGGCGGCGGGGTTTGTGGGCGGCCATCTTCAGTAGTCCTCCGCGAGCATGATCGTCAGGGTCCGATAGCTCGCCTGCGCGTCCTCGGCGCCGGCATCCATGCCGGGCCCGGCGTAATAGTCAATCTTCCAGATCACCGTGTGTCCCGCGGCGGCGAGGCGCCCAAAGTCGCGCTCGCCCCACGGGTTGTTGCCAGTATCGAAGGTGTCGAAGGCGCGCACGGCCTCGATGATTGCGGCGCGCTCCTCGACCGGCAGGGCCGCGATCGATCGCGTGAGGAAGGCGCGGCCCGGGATGCCGGCGGTCAGGCCGAGGCCTCGGCGGAACGCGTCGTTCTGCCGGGCGATGATCGCGGCCCGCTCGCCCTTCATCGCGCACCGCCTTCCACGCGGAGGCCGATGATCTGGCGCTCGCCTGGGCGCGGCATCAGCGCCACCGCCTTCGGGTCGGCGTTGAGGCGCCGCACTTCCGCGGCCGCCGCGTCGGCCGAGGCGAAGGCGCCGCCGGAGATGCGGCGCTCGCGGTGATAGGCGAAGTAGGCGGCCGGCTCGGCGCCGTCATCGCTGCCCGGCACCGACATCAGGATCCAAGGGGCGGCGTTCATCGCGCACCGCCCTTCGCCGCCGCCGCCGAGAGGGCCACGAGTTCATAGGTCGCGAGTTGAAGCGGCCGGCCGTCTTCGGTCTGACATTGCCAGATCTCGAAGGCCTGCCCCTCCGCGATCGCCTCCAGGCGCCGCAACGCCGTCACGCGGAGGCCGACATCCGAGGCGTGCGGATGATCGTCGCGGCCCCAGAGCCCATATTGATCGACCGAGCCGATCTGATATTCGCCGCCCTCGGCGATCTCGATCTCGCGGCCCTCGCGATCGCGCGTGTCGAAGTCGGGCCCGGTGATGTGCTGCCCGGGATAGTCCTCGTGGAGATCATCGGCGCCGGCCTCGGTGGTGTGGTCATCGGCGTGGGGCTCGGCGGCGGCCGCCTCGGCGCGCCAATGTCCGCAGCCGTCTGGGTGGTAGCAGGTCGCGGTGATGCCGGCGCCGGGCGCGGCGCCGCATCCCGGGCAGGCCTCGCGCCGTTCCTCGGCGGTGAGATGCGCGCGGCCATGCGCGAGCCGCCCTTGATAGCAGGCGTCGCAGAGCACCGCGTCATCGAGATCTTCGCGGGCCTCGACCGAGGGGCGCTCGCGGCCGCAGTCCTCGCACTCGCTGTCATCCTCGTCGCCGTCTTCATCCTCGCGCTCGCTACTCCAGCCGAGGGCGACCGCGGCGGCCTGGGGCAGATATCCGATCTGCCGGCCCTCGCCGAGGTAGACGCAGGCCGGCTCCTTGCGCCGCGCCGGCACCGCGACCGCGTTCTCGATCGAGTACTCGAACGCCCACCGCGGCTGCTGCGCGGTTCGTACTTCGATCTGGTCGCCATGTTCCGCGGCGAGGTCTTCCAATTCGTTGATCAAATCTCTGAGGTTCACTGTCGCTTCCCTTCGCTATCGGCCGGCCGCGTCATTGCGGCGGCAGGCTTCCAGCTTGGGGCACCGTGTATATACAGGCAAAGCCGCGGCGGCGGCAACCGGAAAGCCTGGGCTTTCACGGCTTTCCGGACCCGCGATCGGCGTGTTGGACAGCGCGCGTATCGGCCCACTCATCGAGCCATTCGCGCCGGAACCGCGTGGTGGAGTGCCCGAGTTTCGCGTGGCGTAGGCCGCGCTCCGCGCAGGCGCGATAGATCGTATCCACGCTCACGCCGAGGTGCTCGGCCGCTTCCTTCGGTGAGAGCCAGGGCGAGTTATCGGCCTTCGACCGCATCCTCGCGACGGTTGCTGCTGCCATGCGCACCACCTCTGGTGTTTGGGAATTGGAGCGGGCGGGTCGGATTCGCACCGCCCCCTGCGATTGGTCGTCGCCGTGCCGCTATCAGCACTTCGCCCGCTCGCCTCGCGCCATGCGCGCGCCGACTTCATCGATCGCCGAGTACGGCAGCTCCGCGCACGCGAGGCGCGGCCGCCACGACTCGTCGAGGAACTTGACGTACCGCAGTTGAAACCCGGGCAGCAATCGCGCGCCGGCCTTCCGGATGACGCCGCGGCCCATGGTGCCGGTGTCAGGGATGCCGAGCTTCTGGTTGATGCGTTGCCGCAGCCGCTGCCCGGTGTTGTACGCGAGGCCGGTGAAGACCTCGCCGTCGACCTCCCAGATATCCCGGTTCGCTTTGATCGCGGTGAGGATGAACCCCGCCGCCCGATAGATGGTCCCGTCGCCGCACTGCGCGCCATCCGCGAAGGTGACGAACCACTTCACGTGGGGCGCGTGCTTGCGCAGCAGGCGGCAGGCGACGCCGAGCGCGCGGCTCTCGGAGTTGCGCGGCAGGCGCTCGCTGAACGCCATCCGGTTCAACTCGAGGAACTGGTGCCACTCGGTGCCGGTCACCAGCGGCACCATGCGGCGCTTGTCCATCGAGGGCCCGAACTGCAGCGCGCCCTCCAGCGCGCCCTGCCAAAAGACGCCGATATGGATCTGCGAGTTCGGTGAAGTCTTCCCCGAATAGTGGAGGCGCCGCACGCAGGCGTTCGCTTCCTCGCGCTCGATCGGTCGGAGGATCAAATCCTTCACGCGATCCATTCACTCGGCCTCGCCGGGCTCGTAGGCCTCGCAAATCCGCGCGAGCGCGTTGCCGTTCGAATTGTCGTTGCCGGTCTCGAAGGGCCCGGCCGCGCGGCCGCGCACCAGGGCGGCGCGCACGATCGCGACCTGGGCGTCGGTCAGGGTGAACGTCATCTCCTGAAACCCGGCGCGCTCGGTGGCGGTCGCGGCCATGCTGCCCCACGCCGAGTCGGGCGGGAACTTCAGCAGGTTTTCGAGTTCGGCCGTACTGAAGAACGGCGCGAGGTCGAGGCCCGCCGCTTGGTCCGCGCGCAGTTGATCGAGGTTCCAGGCCGAGAGTTCGGAGGTGCGGTTGTCAAAGATCGCGAGGTTGCGCTTCTGCTCAGGCGTCAGGCCGCGGCGCCGCACCGCGATCAACTCGTCGCCCTCGGCCTCGATGATCCGCACGCGCTGAATGCCGGCGGCCACCGCCCCTTCAAGCACGCCATTGCCGGCGAGTACTTCGTTGCCCTCGGCGATGACGATCGAGCGCGCGGCGCCGACCTCCCGCAGCGAGGCCGCGATCATCTCGCGGTTGCGCTCCGGATGCGCGCGCCGGTTCTGCGGGTCGGGCACGAGGTCGGTGATCGGTCGGATGTCATCGAGGGCGGCGAGCGCGCGCTCCACCTGGTCGGGCGTGAGGATCGGCGCGGTCACATCCGGCCGGGCGGCGATCGGTGCCGCCTCGGGCTCGGGAGTTGGGACTTGGGTCTTGCGCTTCATCAGTCCTCCGGCTGGCAGTTCGCCGGTTCCTCGGTGGTCGACGCGTAG